CTGTACACAAGAACAACGAGAAGCCTATTACGAATGGGATTCTAAATCTGGTGAACGTCTTCAATTTGCACAACAAATTATGGATCGTTTTCCTGGAATCGAAGCTTCAGTAGGTGGTCAAATTTCAATCGATATTCATCCACTTGGAGCAAATAAGAGTCAAGCAAAGGCATGGATCTTAAATAATTTTGGACAAGAATCAATTATCCACTTCTATGGTGATAAAATGTCACCTGGTGGAAATGATTATGACCTTGCTAAAGTATTACAGCAACCGCATAAAACCTATTCAGTCACAGATTGGAAGGATACAATGAAACACTTAAAAGAACAATAATGTTAGATCGTTTAAAATCATTTATCGAGGAGTCAAACTCCACAAATTCAAATACAGATAAACTTACTGTATTGAAAAATTATTCTACAGATGTTGAAGTTTGTAAAGCATTAGAATATACATACTCAATCTATAAACAATATTACGTTACTTCAGTTAACTGTAAAAAGAAAAGTGATCTAATTGCTACTACATCGAAATATACAAATCTATTTGATTTGTTAGATGCATTAAGTCTTCGTGAAATTACAGGTCATGATGCGATTGCTGCTGTAAATCGTTTTGTAAAAGATAATGAAGAATATGCAGATGTTATTTGGTCAGTAATCGATCGTAATCTTAAAACACGTTCAACAGTTACTATGATTAATAACGTTATTCCCGGTTTGATTCCAACCTTTGACGTTGCACTTGCAGAAGCGTATAATGAAAAGACCGCAAAGAAAGTCAATTTCGATGATGGTTGGTATGTTAGTCGTAAACTGGATGGAGTTCGATGCATCTGTATTGTTGATAATAATAGCGATGCTAGATTCTTTTCACGAGCTGGTAATGAATTTACAACTCTTGGTAAAATTGCAGAAGTGATTAAAAAATCAGGTGTAAAGAACATTGTATTAGATGGTGAAGTTTGTATTCTTGATAAAAAAGGAGATGAAGATTTTCAAGGTATTATCAAAGAGATTAAGCGTAAGAACCATACAATTGATTTTCCAAGATTAATTGCATTCGATATCTTGACTATTGAAAATTTTACAAATGGAACCTCTCGTAATCTATTAAATCAACGTTATCTTGCGCTCGATGCTCTTATCGATCTAAATCAAGATGCATTTGGTAATTATATCTCAATGATTTTCCCACAACGAGTTGAAGATCTTGAAGATCTTGAAGAACATATTCAAACCGCAGCTCAATTTAAGTGGGAAGGTTTGATGTTGCGTAAAGATACTAAATATGTAGGTAAACGATCAACTGATCTATTAAAAATTAAAGCATTTAAAGATGCTGAATATGTTGTAGTTGGTGTTGAGAACTCAATCAATCGCGTAATTGTTGAAGGAAAGGAAGTTGAAGAAGAGATGTTAAAGAACATTATCATTGAACATAAAGGTTGTAAAGTTCAAGTGGGTAGTGGATTTAGTCAAGAACAGCGTAGACTTTATTTTAAACACCCTGAACAAATCATTGGTAAAACAGTAACAGTGCAATACTTTGAAGAAACTGAAAATCAAGATGGAGGATACTCTTTAAGATTTCCAGTAATTAAAGTAATTTACGAAACTAACCGAGATATTTAAGTATAATAGGTAATCAACAAATTTAATATGACTATAATTTTAGGTGATGGACTTCTTGGAAGTTCGGTAATTGGATTAAGTGGATGGGATTACGTTTCTAGAAGTAGAGATGGATTTGATATCAATAAAACTAAGAAGCTTAATTCACTTCTACCAAAAAGCACTAAGACAATTATAAATCTTATTGCAAATACAGACACCTATAGTACTGACATCGATGCAATGTTTCAGACTAATTATAGAGCTGTGGTAAATCTTGTTGATTTCTGTAATGAAAAGGATATTAAACTTGTGCATTTTTCAACTGATTACGTATATGAAAAATCAGTTAGTAATGCTAAAGAAACCGACAGGGCTATTCCTACAACTCCGTACGCAATGTCTAAGTTACTTGCAGATGAGTATATTATAAAACATAGTAAAAACTATTTGATTCTTAGAGGAGCTCAGAAGGTAGATCCTTTTCCTTATGAATCGGCATTTACTAATCTAATTGGTAACTTTGATTATCCTGATACGATCGCTGAAATAGTTATTTCTATGGTAATCAACGGTGCTACTGGTGTTTATAACATTGGTACTCCAACTAAATCTATGTTTGATTTAGCTAAACGATCCAATAGAAACGTTAAAGCAGCGGTCGCGCCAGATCATTTTCCAAAAGACGTTACAATGGATTTAACTAAAATGGAAGAATTTTTAAAAGACAGATACGAAAATGATTAATCCAGAAATCCACGTAGCATCAGAAGCTCTTTCAGCTGCTTACCTGAATGCTGCCAATTACCCAAATATCGTATTCGATAATTTCTTAGATCCAACTGTATTAATGGCGGTTTCTAGGGAAGGTAAATTCTTAACTGAAAATATTGAAACAGAAGGATGGCGCTTTGGTAAAGGCGATGAACATGCGGATCAAGTCTTAAAAAGAGGTATTCGAGAAATTAGTTCAATGACACCTGTTATGGAATTAGTATGTGCATATATGAATAGCGATGAATTCGTTGGAGTAATGAGACGATTAACGGGTATTCCAGATCTTGTAGCGGATTGGGGTTTTGAAGGTGGTGGTTTTCATGTAACTTATCCTGGAGGAAAACTGGAAATACATCATGACTTTAACTACAAGGACGATATGGGTCCACAACGAATGTATCGTAAGGTTAATGTATTGATTTATCTGAATGAGGAATGGGAAAAAGAATGGGGTGGTTCTTTAGAACTTTGGACAAAAGAACTCAATGGTCCATTTAAAACAATCGATCTACTCTATAATAGAGCAGTTGTATTTAATATAGAGGATGCGCCACATGGTCATCCAAAACCTTTAACCTGTCCATTGAAAGAAAGTCGTAGAAGTTTAGCGTTCTATTATTATAGTCCAACGCCACCAGATAATCAATTGTACGACCGTGCATATTGGTTACGAGATAATAAATTAGTTTAAAATATTAAAGTGTCAAAGAAAAGTAATTTAACGGTTTGTAGTAGTTGTCTTGAAGATTTTAACACTAAAGAATTATATATTGTAAATAAACCAATGCGACATGGCGACATATCTTATGGATTTTATAGAACAGTATATTGTGAGGAATGCGTTAAAAAAGAAGAAACATATCACTCTATTCATTCGGAACCTAAAAAGAAATAATTTAGCTAAAATATTTAAATATTTTTGAAACTAATTAAAACAAACAAGTATAAATATCAAATTAAAATTAGAAACAATGGTACAAGAATTAATTAATCAATTAAATGAAGTTCTAACAGAAGTAAGCTCTGATGTTGAGAAGTTCGATACTAAAGGTAATAAAGCTGCCGGAACTCGTATCCGTAAAGCAATGCAAACTATGAAAGCACTCGCACAAGACGTACGAAATGCAGTATCAGAAGCTAATAAAGCTTAACAGATATATAGTAAGTCCTTTATCAATTTAGACTTTAACGAAATTGGGATGGGGGATTAGCTCATTTTGGCTAGAGCGCCTGCCTTGCACGCAGGAGGTGATCGGTTCGATCCCGATATCCTCCACATAAAGGTCTACTTATGGTAGACCTTTTCTTTCTTAAGATCCTCTGATTTCAAAGATATAGTTTGTTTGTAGTTAATCGAATTGTATTTGTTCAGAGGATCTTTTTTGTTAGATATATAGTATAACTACAAACAATAACTATATAATATGTACATTTACAAAATCACAAACCAGCTTAATGGTAAGGCATATGTTGGCCTTAAAACTTTAACAGTTGAAGAAAGCACAGATTATTATGGATCTGGTAAGCTAATTCAACTTGCTATTGAAAAATATGGCAAAGAAAACTTCACCAAAGAAATCTTAGAAAGAGGCGTTGATAGCTTTGATGAGCTATGTTCTCTTGAAAGGCATTACATTGTATTACATGATACTAAAATTAATGGTTATAATATGACTGATGGTGGATTAGGAATGTATGGCTATACTCCGACTGAAGAACATCGAAAGAACATGAGCGACTCAATATCTGGAGAAAAACATCCACAATATGGTACTAAATTATCTGATCAAAGAAGAAAGGAGCTTAGTGAAATTGCTAAAAAGAGAAAAGGAAGGCCAGTTTCTGAAGAAACCAGAAAAAAGATTGCCGAATCTATGAAGGGCAAGAGAAACGCTGCTAAAAATAGGCTTAATTTTTAGATTAAAATAATTCATTTCCATACTTTTCATAGTCCTAGATAAATTTTTGTAAAAAAGTTTGTCTAGGATTTTTTTATGTCAGAATTTTTGCTTATATTTATAGAGTATTAATAATTAAAACAAAACAAAATGAAAAATTACTTATTTATTATCGCTGCTCTAATTTCCTTTAATTCATTTGGACAGGTGTGGAATCAAATTTATATTTCTACCGTTGAACGTAACTTAGAACTTTTAGTTGGAGAAAAAGTATATCCAGCCGACCTATCAGAAGGCTCACAACAATATGGATATCTAGATTTCTATACTTCACTTGATAAAAAAAGACATGTTAATGCTAAAAAAACAGAATATAAATCTCCTTATTCTCCTTTAAACAGAACTGAATTTATA